GCCTTCGGCCCGGTAAGCTTCCTCTCCCCCTGAACTTTTGAGAGGGGGGTCGCGCACGCGCACGCGTGAGACAAGCCCTTGGGAGGTGCTGTGAGCGTCTACGAAGCGACTCAACTCTCCGTGTCCCATGCCATCACTGCGGGGACGCTAGACGCCAATCTGAGCGCTGGCCCTGTTGCCGCTGTCCTTGCGCTGGCCCGGAAGATTGACGGTTGGGATGCCGTGATCGAGGCGGCGATGGAAGACCGCGAGGATGGCGCGAAGCTCCCAATTCCCTTGCATGACAATACGTCGATCCCGACATATCTGAGGTACTGCGAGGCGCTGCAACTTACGCCTTCCAAGATGCCGGCTAAGGCCGCTGCGGAGGTTGACCCCATTGACGAACTCAAGCGGAAGCGGGCGGGCCGAGCGCAGGCGGGGTAAGACTGAGCCGCGCCTATGGACTCGTCCCCTGCGCGAGTTGACTCCTGACACTTCCCTTGGCTTTGAGGCGATTGATGCGGCGAGGATCGCTGGCCGTCATCTTCATCCTTGGCAGGAATGGTTTTTGATCCACTCGCTGGAGCTCGCGTTGGGCTCTTTTTCGAGCGATGCGTTTCCGGTGTTGCGGTTCAAGACGGTCCTTTTGTTGGTCAGCCGGCAGAACGGGAAAAGCTTCATCATGTCTACCCGCCTTCTGTGGCGGATGTTGATGTGGGACGGGCCTGAAGCCGAGCCACCACTGATCCTTGGTGCAGCGCACAAGTTGAACGCGGCCGAGGAAATCCTTGACCTATCGACGAAAGCACTTCAGCGCTCGGCTGGCCGGAAGTATATCGCGCACAAGTCGAACGTCAATGGCAACAAGTACCTAGAACTATCCAACGGTTCCAGGTATAAGTGCGAGGCTGCGTCTGATGACGGCGGCCGTGGCCTGTCGGTTACGGATCTCGCGTTTGATGAGCTTCGGCAGCAGCGAGATTGGGAGTCCTGGTCCGCGCTGACGAACACAACGAACGCCCGCTTCTCTTCCCAGGTGCTCGCCGTTTCCAACGCTGGCACCGCCAAGTCTGACGTGTTGCGCGGACTCCGCAAGCAGGGTCTCGCCCGCATGGCCGACTGGGAACAGTATGTCGAGGCTGGCGTCCAGTCCATTGAAGAGTTCGCGAACTCGCACGATACGACGATGGCCCTCTTTGAGTGGTCAGCGCCGGATGAGTGTGGGATCTGGGACCGCGACGGCTGGGCTCAGGCCAACCCTTCCATGGGCTATGAGGATGAGCACGGCATTGCCTACGTAACCGAGGAAATGCTTGCCTCTAAGGCCGCTCTCGTGGGTGTAGGTGGCGCTGAGGGTGTGCCCGAGCACGTCTTCCGTACGGAGAACCTTTGCCAGTGGGTGACCATTGATGCCGAGTCGCCGTTCGGTGCTGGCGTGTGGGACTCCCGGCATGACGCCGATTCAGAGATCATGCCGACCTCGCCGCTAGTCCTGTCCGTGGATGTGTCCGCTAACCGTGAGATGTCTTACTTCGCGGTGGCCGGTTGGCGCGCTGATGGGTCTGCGCACGTGGAAGTCATCACGCAACGCGCCGGAACCGAGTGGGTTGTGCCGACATTGGTTGAGAAGTTCCCGACCATCGGCGCGGAAACTATCGTCGTTCAATCCAAGGGCGCGCCGGCCTCGGCGCTGATCGAGCATCTTCTCGCCGCCGGCCTGCCGGTCATGGAGTGCGGCGGCTCTGACCTCGGCGCGGCCATGGGCGCCTTCTATGACGCCGTCAAGAATGGCAACGTCCACCACCTCTCGCAGCCCGTCCTTGATGTGGCCGCTGCTACCGCAGTAACGAAGCAGTTGGGAGATGTGTTCGTGTTGAACCGCTCAAAGTCCCCCGCCGACGTAGCTCCATTGATCGCGGCCGAGCAAGCCTATTGGGGTCTGACCGTCCTGGCATCGCGTGCTGGTAAGCCGAAGACAAGTTCGTATGAGACGAGAGGGATGGTGGTTGTGTGAGCATCCTTGACATCTTCCGCCGTTCGTCGATCATCTATCAGGCGGTTGAGGTTAGCTCGACGAGCCCGTCCGCGGCCGAGGTTATCGAGGCTCTGCGCAAGGTGACTGGCATGGCGCCGTCGCAGTTGTGGGAGACGCAGCATAACGTCCGTACTGTCGTGGATTTCCTGGCCCGTAACATCGGCCAGCTCGGGCTCCCGACTTACCAGCGCGTTTCGGACACTGACCGTCAGCGGCTCAATGATTCCCCGGTGGCTAAGCTGCTCTCGAACCCGAACCCTGCCATGACCGGCTATGACTTGAAGGTCGCGCTGGTCTCGGATCTTGCCTTGCATGATGAGGCGTGGTGGCTGATTGCGCAGACATCAGCCGGCTGGCAGTTGCGCCCGCTCGCAGTGGATATGGTGAGTATCGTTTCGGGTTCGGAGATTGACGGGGATCTCGTCATCCATTACCTGCCTGATGCGCTCAAGCCACCGATCCGGATCCCGGGCGAGAACCTGATCCACTTCAAGAATTGGACGCCCTACTACGGGGACCGCGGATCGCCTGTCGTTGCCACCCTGAAGGAAGTTCTGGCCGAGCAGATCGCGGCGCAGCAATTCCGTACCGGGATCTGGAAGAACGGCGGCCAAATCGGCTCATACATTGCCCGTCCGAAGGACGCGCCCGCATGGTCTGACGAAGGCAGTACGCGCTTCAAAGAGGACATGAAAGCCTACAAGGCGAAGGGCGCTAGCGTCGGCGGAATGCCGGTCCTTGAGGATGGCATGACCATCAATCAAGTCAGGTTCAATGCCCGCGAGGAGCAGTGGATCGAAGCGGCTAACCTGTCGCTCGAAACCGTTGCCCGCGCATGGCACATCAACCCGGCAATGCTGGGTGCCACTGGCGGCGTTTCCTATGCGAACGTCCGCGAGTTCCGCAAGATGTTGTACGGCGAAACCCTTGGGCCCTGGCTGAAGATGATTCAGGACCGGATCAACTCGAAGCTTGTCCCGCTACTAGATCCCCGCGATGGGGTCTATGTCGAGTTCAACGTGAAGGCTAAACTCGCAGCCTCATTCGATGAGCAGGCCGCGGCTTACTCATCCGCCGTGGGCCGACCATATATGACGCCGAACGAGATCCGGGCGCTGGAGAATATGCCTGCGCTCGGAGGTGACGCTGACTCGCTGGCTACCCCACTGAATGTCCTTGTTGGCGGACAGGCTTCCCCGCGTGACAGCGCACCCAAGGCGCTCACGGTCCGCTCGAAAGCCGCCCCGTTGTCGATCAAGGGTGAGGCTGACGCTGGTTCGGAGCGGACCACAGTGGCCGTCCTATCCAAGTTCTTCAAGCGTCAGCGTGAGGCGGTCCTTGCCCGACTTGGATCCAAGGCCCCGGGCTGGTGGGATCAGGAACGCTGGGACAAGGAACTTTCCGACGACCTATATCGGGTCGCAATATCGGTTACTGGTCAGGTTGCGGCTGATGTGCTGGCCGCAACAGGACTTTCCGCTGATGCCTACGACGCATCGCGGACTGAGAAGTTCCTGCGTGCCGTTGCTGAGTCGCGTGCCGGGAAGATCAACGCCACGACGTTCGATCAGATCCAGGCGGCGCTTGATGATCCCGGCAACGACGGCGAAGGCAACCCTGTTCGCTCGCCGACAAAGGTCTTCGATGAGGTTGAGGGTGGGCGTGGTGAAGGTATCGCCACTACGTTGCTGACGACTTTCTCCGGGTTCGCCACGATGGAGGCTGCGAAGCAGAACAGTTCCGAGGCGACAAAAACGTGGGTGGTCAACTCTGGCAATCCACGCTCGGAGCACGCGGATATGGACGGCGAAACAGTCCCCGTCCGTGACACCTTCTCCAACGGCGCTGACTGGCCGGGCGATCCGGTACTCGGCGCCGAGGGTGTAGCTAACTGCATGTGCAGCGTCGAAGTCTCCTTGTCCTAATCCACCCTTTCCCAGCAGGCCCTCCGGGGTCTTTTTTTATGCGCCCAAGGAGGGCAAGTGAAGACCAAGAATCTATCCGCCCAGGTGAAAGCCACGGGTGACGACACTGGCGAGTTTGAGGCCATCGTCGCCGTGTTCGGAAACGTAGACTCCGGCGGCGATGTCATTGCCAAGGGCGCGTTCGCTGACAACCTCGCTGAGTGGGAAACCTCGGGCGATCCCATCCCTGTGGTCTGGTCCCATGACTCCAATGACCCGTTCTCCCATATCGGATCTGTCGTTGAGGCGTCCGAAACCGAGACCGGCCTGCTCGTCAAGGGGCAGCTTGACCTTGACAATCCGAAGGCCGCTCAGGTTCACAAGCTCCTGAAGGGGCGAAGGGTTACGCAGTTCTCCTTCGCTTACTCGGTGCTGGACTCGGGCCCGACTGAGGTTGACGGGATCAAAGCGGTAGAGCTTCGAAAGCTGAAGCTCTACGAAGTGGGCCCCACTCTTGTCGGAATGAACCAATCAACAGAACTCCTCAGCGCCAAGTCGGACGACGTGGAAGCTAAGGCCGGCCGGGTTCTCTCGGCCAAAAACGTGGAGCTGGTTACGACAACCATCTCCGCTCTTGACGCGGCCAAGTCCGCACTCAAGGCGCTGCTCGACGGCGCAACGAATGACGATGGAAAGGCTAGTACCGGCCAGCAGGTCAAGGATGAGGAGCCGCCCGCGGCCAAGTCTGAGGAACCGCCCGCCAGCGTACCCGCCGTAGACATCGGCTCATTGGAAACCTACCAAAAAGCCATCTCTATGGAAGGACTTCTGTGAAAACTCTCGCAGAGCTCAAGGCGGAACTTGCTGAACTCATCACGGCCGCCAAAGCCAACACACTGACCACCGACCAGGCTGCACGCCTGGACACCATCAAGGCTGACATTGAGTCCGCCCAGACCCGTGAGAAGTCCATCGCTGACGGCGACGCACTCCTCGCGCAGTTCAAGGACGCCGGCACGCCCAAGGCTCCCGAGGCTGTGCAGGCTAAGTCCCTGGGTGAGTACTTCGTCAAGACCGCCGGCACTTCACTGGCCGGTAAGCGCGGCGACCGGCTGACCGTCTCCACCCCGGAGTTCAAGGCAGCTTCTGACGTACAGGTGACCGGAACCGTCTTCGGTAACGCACTCACCAGCGTGGACACGAACATCCTCACGGGCGTCCGCCGCCGCCTGACCATCGAGGACCTGCTCGGTTCGGAGACCATCTCCGGCACCGCGCTTACCTACTTCGTGGAGAACGCACTCGTTGAGGGTGCATTCGAACTCGTTGCGGAAAATGGTCAGAAGCCGCAGCTTCACTTCGGTGACCCGACCGCCGTAACCGAGGCGCTGTCTAAGATCGCTGGGTTCATCAAGGAATCCGATGAACTGATCGAAGACCTGCCGTTCCTGAAGTCCGCCATCGATGGGCGCCTGCTGTACCAGCTCAACCTCTTCATTGAGGACCAGCTTCTCAATGGCTCCGGCGCGGCTGGCAACCTCCGCGGCCTGCTGAACCGTGTTGGTATCCAGACTGAAGTCCGCGGCTCCACTGCTGCTGGTGACAATGCGCAGGACACCATCTTCCGAGCTATCACGAAGGTTCAGACCGGCTCTGGCCTCACGGCTGACGGCATTGTCATCAACCCGGCCAACTACCAGACCTTGCGCCTCCTGAAGGACGGCAATGACCAGTACTTCGGCGGAGGTTTCTTCTCCGGCCAGTACGGCAACGGCGGCATCATGGAGCAGCCCCCGCTTTGGGGTCTGCGCACCGTCGTCACCCCGGCCATTGCTGCGAACACCGTCCTTGTCGGTGCGTTCGGTCAGGCAGGTTCCGTCGTCTCCAAGGGCGGCGTCCGGGTCGAAGCTACGAACACTGAGGGCAACGACTTCACGAACAACCGCATCACCGTTCGTGCCGAGCGTCGCCTGGCCTTGGCTGTCCGCCAGCCGGCCGGTTTCGTTAAGACCACGATCACGCCCGTCGCCTAGTCACTGATTGATGGGTGGGGCACTTAGGTGCCCCACCCATCGCCAGGAAGGAACCAGATCATGGCTCTCAAGAATTACGAATACCGCGGCGCTACATTCCAGTTCGATGACGCCGACGTGCCGGATGGCGCGGTTGAGGTCAAGGCATCCAAGCCTGAAAACAAATCTGCTACACCCGAGAATAAGGCGGTAGATGGTGGAGATCCCAAGCCTACTGTCAGCCGTAAGTCCCGATAGGGAGACGGACTACCTCGCCGCCGCCGAAGCTCAAGTACGCGCCTACTGCGGCTGGCATATAGCCCCGGTTGTTATGCAGGACCTAGTCCTGGATGGCTCTGGAACCAAGTCGCTGTTCGTGCGGACCTTGAAGCTCGTGACGGTAACTGCCGCGGAGGTGGACGGCGAGACAATCGACCCGACCACTCTGGAATGGTCTGAAGCTGGATTCATCCGGGCGCCGGGCATTTGGGTGGACAAGCTCCGCTCGGTGAAGCTCACGGTAACGCATGGGTTCGAGTCGGTTCCTGATGTCGCGGAGATTGTTCGCGCCGTCGCTGCTCGGGCTACAGCGTCTCCGACTGGCGTTGTTCGGGAGCAGGCCGGCGCGGTGTCGATTGGGTTCTCCCTGACGGCGCCGGGCGTGTCTGGCGGTGTGGTTCTCATGGATCACGAGCGCCGGATGCTGGACCGTTACCGCTTGCCGGGGAGGTTCTGATGCCGATCGTCAGCTTCGCGAACGAGACGATCACCCGCCTGCGTGCGCCGCTCGTCAAGGATCACGGTTCGTGGGTGCCTGACTGGAGCAACCCCCCGGAAGTCGAACTGGCTGGCTGGTCTTTGCAGCCTGGAGCGTCCTCTGAGGACTTGCAGAACCGTGATTCTGTCCGTGTCGATTGGACCGCCTATGGGCCCTACGACGCGGACGTGACGGCGGCTGACAAGATCCGGCTGCCGTCCGGGGATTACGGCGTGATCGGGGAACCGGAGCGCTGGAAGTCACCGACCGGGAGCATCAGTTCCACGAAGCTCCTGCTTCAGAGGTGGGTGGACCGTGGCTGAGAAGATCCGCATTGAGATCAACTCGGCTGGCATCCAGGCGTTACTGAAGTCCAGTGAGGTGCAGGAGCTCTTGAAGGCTAAGGCTGACAGGATCGCTGCGGCTGCTGGTGAGGGCATGGAGGTCACGTCTCGTATTGGTGCTACCCGCGCCCGTGCGTCGGTGGTTACGGCCACGAGAGCGGCACGTAAGGCCGAGGCTGAGGACCGCGCACTGACCACGGCTATTGACGCGGGCAGGGGGTAGCGCATGGTTCAGACTTTGGCTTTCCCTGACATCGAGGATTTGCTGTGCACGCACCTCACGGCAGTCCTTGACGTACCTGTTGGTACGCGCATGGCGTCGGTGTCCTCGTTCGTTCGGGTTCTCCGCACTGGCGGGCCCGCGCCTACGAGGATCACCGATTCTCCACAGGTCACCGTCGAGGCGTATCACTCCCGCGAGTCGGGCGCGATTGCGCTACTCGGCGAAGCTCGCCGCGCACTCGCGGATCTTCCCGGCACTGAGCTTGACGGCTGGTCTGTGAAGTCCGTGACCGAACTGGGCGGCCCGGCGAACCTGCCGAATCCGACCACCGAATCCCACCGCTACACCTACACCGCTGTGGTCCAGATCCGCGGCAAGCAACCCACCTAAGGAGCAATTGTGAAAATCACTCTCGCCCGGGAATGGACCGACGCCAACGGCAAGGCCCACAAACCGGACACCACCATCACCGTTCCGGTCACTGTCGGCCGCGAACTAATCCTCCTCGGCGCCGCTCGTGCCGCGGACACTGAGAAGGAGACAAGCAAGTGACAAAGAACCTCGCGAACATTCGCATCTACGGGGACCAGGACTCTGCGGTCTACGTCGCGGACAAGGGTACGACTGGCCCCACAACTCTCGCTGCCCCTGCGGTGGATTACGAGGACCTCGGCTGGATCAGTGAAGACGGCACGGAGATCGGTCGCGAGACTTCCTCTACCGACTTCACGGCCTGGCAGGGCGGCACTATCGTCCGGTCCAAAGTCTCGGGCGTGAAGGACACTATCAAGGTCACGGCCCTTGAGGAAACGGCTATCTCTCTGGGTCTCTACTACCCGGGAATGTCAGCGGTCACGGCTACTGGCGTCACGACTATCACCGTCCCGGGTGGGTCTAACTCGAATGAGAAGGCCCTTGTTGTGGACTTCATCGACGATGACGTGACTAAGCGGTATGTAATCCCCCGCGCTGAGGTTACGAGCGTCGGAACTGTCGGCCACAAGAACACCGACATGACGATGTATGAATTCACGTTCACGATCTACGGCGGATTCACCATCATCACGAACAACCCGGCCGTCGCAGTCGCCTAACCAGACCGGGCGGGCGGGGTGTTTTTCCGTGGTGGTTTCCCCCGCCCGCCCTATCCAAACCACACCACCACGAAGACTTCAGGAGAAACCACCATGGCGACCATTCAAAAGCTCATTGCCACCGTCCTGATACAGATCGGCGCTGACGAGCCTAAAGCTATTGGAACCATCGAGATCCCCATCGAGATATCGACCGGCGAGAAAAAGACAACGCCGACTTTCCGCGGTGCGGCTACAGATGACGGACTCCACTCGGCGGCCTACGTATCGCCGAGAGTAGTGCAGCCCGCAGGCACCCAGCCCGCTCCTCCCCGGCTCTAGATCCACTACCACTGAAGAAGTAAGGAAACCACCATGACAGCACGTAAAGCACCTCAGGACCACCTCGCACCCAAGGCTGAGGCTGACCTTGATGCGCAGATTATCGAGTTCGATTACGCGGACCTCCACCTTGTGGCGGACGGCGACGCGGTCACTGGCGAGACGATGGAAGCGCTTAGCGCCGGCCACCTTCACGTCTTCCTCAAGGCACTCCTCGGCCCCGCCGGATGGGACCAGATCAAAGGCCTGCCGGTACGGAAGTACAAGGACATCCTCGCAGCGTGGGGCGACGCGACTAAGGCAGCGGGAAACTCCTAAGCCTCGCCTACTTCCTTAGGGAGTACCGCGGGGCTCTCCGCGCTGACTTCAGGCACTACTACGGTTTGGACTTGCGCGAGGCCCTGCGCGGCAACCTGTTCGACGCGGCTGACCTGGCGGTAAACATTCCGCCAGGTGCGGCCGTGTGGCGTGAACATGGCGGCCCGTTCGCATGGTCTCAGGCTGAGCACTTCGCAGCCGCCCAACTACACGCGGCGAACGTCGCGAACTGGCAGCGCACCAAGGCTGGGCAAAAGGGAACCAACCCGCCCAAGCCACTAGAGCCACCCAAGGGCCGCAAAGAACGGGACGCCGACGCCGCACGGCTGGACGCCCGGGCGCAAGCGTTCCTCGCCCGTCAGAAAGCACGCGAACAACCAACTGAATAGAGGTCACGGTGGCAAACGTCGAACTGGCAACCGCTTACGTCTCCCTCGTCCCGACAATGCAGGGCGTGCAGGGGAAGGTTGCCGAGGCGTTTGCACCGGCCGGGGCTGAGGCAGACAAGGCCGGCGCGTCTTCGGGCGGCATGTTCGCTGGCGCTTTCGGCGGGGCGCTCGGCGCCGCAGCTATCGGCGCCGCGGCCACTGGTGCCGCTGTCGCCGGGGCTGCGGTCGGGCTCTATAAGGTTGGCGCGATCTTTGATGACGTCACCGACACGATCCGCGTGGGCACTGGTGCATCAGGTGAAGCCCTAGACGATCTCGTCAACATCGCCAAGGAAGTCGGGACTACGGTTCCAACCTCCTTTGAATCAGCCGGATCAACTGTCGCGGATCTGAACACCCGCCTTGGTCTGTCCGGTGACACCCTATCCACCGTCGCGCAGCAGTACATCCAAGCCGGGAACATCCTCGGTGAGACCGTGGATATCGACTCCACGACTGCGGCGTTCTCAGCCTTCGGCATTGAGGGCGCGAACGTTGAGGGCGCAATGGATACCCTGTTCCGGGTATCGCAGGCGACCGGCGTGGGCATGAACGACCTGGCCGCGCAGGTTCAGACCGCAGCGGCGCCACTCCAGAACCTCGGCTTCAGCTTCGAGGAGACGGCTGCGCTCGCTGGCTCGCTGGATAAAGCTGGCCTGAACACGTCTCAGGTCATGTCGTCCATGAGCAAGGGCCTCGTCACCCTGGCCAAAGCTGGCGAGGAACCGCAGGCCGCGTTCAAGCGCGTCACTGGCGAGCTCCAAGGATTCGTCACGGAGGGCAACACGGCCGGGGCACTTGACCTGGCGTCGAAGGTCTTCGGGACTAAGGGCGCATCTCAGTTCGTGGGCGCTCTTCAGTCGGGCAAGATCAACCTTGAGGACTTGACCGGCGCGGCTGGCCTGACACAGGACACCATCCTTGCACTCGGGCAGGAGACGGCCGACGCTGCCGAGTCGTGGCAGCTCATCAAGAACAAGGCACTGTCTGCGCTGGAACCACTAGGAACGGCAGTGTTCAACCTTGCCGGTCAGGGCCTCGGTTTCTTGGCATCCAACATGGACGGCGTCATCGAGAAGGTGACCGTCTTTGCCGTAAGCGTGGGCGGGCTCCTGTCGATCCTCACCACCGGCGACTTCACCCAACCGCTGTTCGGCGGCGCTGTGCAGGAAGACTCTAAAGTTGTTGACTTCCTGTTCAATGTCCGTGATGCGTTCCAGAACATTGGGCCGCTGATCGGTCAGGTTGCCGCCACGGTTGGTCCACTGTTTCAGCAGTTCGGCGCTGTGTTCATGGACCTGCTGCCTACCATCGTGCAGTTCGCTTCCTCCTTCTCCCCTATCGGCCTGATCTTCCAGGCGATCCAGCCAGTACTCCCTACTATCGTGTCGTTGTTTAGCTCACTGGCTGGCGTGCTTGGGCTTCTCGTGTCGAGCGCACTAACCCAACTTGCGCCGCTCATGCAGACTCTCGTGGGAACCATCTCCGGCGTTCTCGTATCGATCATGCCTGTAGTCAACGCAATGTTCCTCGTCTTCATGAACGCGCTGACTCAGATTGTTCATGAAGACGA